ACTAATAATGATGGCACTAATGAAAATACGCTTCTTTATAATGTAGGTGCTAATGGAAATCTGGGAACATTCTACAATACTAAATCAGATACACAAGATATATTTGTATTTGGTAGTGATTATGGAAGTGCTATTAGAATTGCACAAACTCAAACAATTGATAGAAACAAAGTAGCATTCTCATATGATGCTCCTGTCGCAAGTTATGGAGCATATATTGATGGAGTAGCACAGACAAATGTTACTGATACTAATCCTTATCAAGTGTCTACATATAATCAGTTCAATATTGCTCCGTTTGTTGACAAACCATTCTCTGGTACTATTGGACGCTTGATTTACTGGTCAACTAAAGTAGATGATAATCAAGTAGAATTGATTACTACATAATGGTATAAATATAAATAACTCAGGCACAAATTACAACGTCGGAACAGAAAACCCATGGCTGCTATTATCTCTGATAAATTTAGAATTTTTAATGCGACGCAATTCCTCGAATCGCTCAGCGAAGGTCCTAACGACGCTAGTGCTGAAAGGTCACGTATGTATTTCTTCGTAGGTCGTCCACAACCTTGGGCAGCATACTTAGAAATTTACTCAAAGTCTACTACTGGATTTACAGTTGGTAGAGAAGTTTTTGTTGGTACTTCTGCTGGAGACTACGGCAGTACTGCTTTTAGAGGAACTATTTCCGCTGTTTACGAAAACGCTCTTCTTCTAACAGACATTTTTGGTAGTGGCACTCCTGCATCTTCTTCTGTTCCAACTGTAGGAAGCACTATCTCAGAGACAGGCGATGCTGGTTCCACAATTACTGCTGGCGTAAGTGCAAAAACTGGTGTTTATCGTTATGGAACGGAGGATGTTCCACCTCTACCTTTAGACAACCAGAGAGAAAAGAAAGATATTTACGACGAACTCATTGCAGCAAAGAGAATCACAACAGTTTATGCAAGAAGTGTTATTCGTCGTTATAACTGGAATCTTACCGCAAATCCAAAGTTTGATATGTGGAAGCCCGATTATTCTGCAACTCCTACTGGTGGCGGTCAAACAGGTAAGCAATCAGCAACGGGAGAGTCCAATATTGCAGATTCCAAGTTCTATGTAATGAATTCAACATATGAAGTTTGGAAGTGTCTATACAATGGAGAAACTCCTGCTAATCCATTAGGACAAAACGCATCAGAAGAACCATCAACTGCAAGTGGAAACTATAACAGTGGCACTGGTCTTTATACAGAAGCAACTGGAGCTGGTTACATTTGGAAGTACATGTATACTATTCCAACTTCAGATGTTCTTAAGTTCTTGTCTTCGGACTTTATGCCAATTGTTCTTGCATCAGATCCTTCCAGAATTGGTGTAGTATCACAAGTCGTTGATGGAGCTATTGACGCGGTATTGATTGAGGATGCAGGTGCTAATTTACCATCATCCGCAACACTTTATGCTGGTATCCAAGGAGACGGAACTGGTGGTGTAGTAAGATTTGTAACTAATGGTGCTGGAACTATTACTTCTGCTTCTGTGCAGTCTCGTGGATCTGGATATACATATGCAAATGTTCTTCTTTCTGATGGATTTGTCTTTAGCGACTCTGGTCTAACAAGCACGGTTAGTGTAGGAAATTCTGCTACTGGAGCAATCGAAGCAATTCTTCCTCCAGAAGGTGGTCATGGATCAAATCACGAACAAGAACTTAATGGTAAGCGCGTGATGACAAATGTTCGCCTCACCTATGCTGAAGGTGATGGTGACTTCCCAGTCGATAATGACTTCCGCAGAATTGGTCTTCTAAAAGATCCATACAAAGAAGGAACTACAACATTTGAAGATAGAAGTACGGTTTCTGGTCTAAAAGCAATCAAGATTAGTGGTGCTACTGCAGATTATATTGCAGATGAAAGAATCGAGCAAGTACAAGGTTCTGAGACAGCATATGGAACTGTTGTTTCTTGGACTCTCGATGAAGGATCTACCACAGATGGTGTACTAAAATACTACCAAACTAATACTGAACATGCATATCAAGGAGAGGTAAGAGATTTCGCTTCCAATGGTGCTCAACCAATTACTGGTGCTCAATCAAATGCCTCTGGATCTGTAGTTACTGGATTCAGTGGATCACTTCTAGGTTCTACTTTTGCTTCTGGTTTAGCAAATAGTGATATTGAAAATAATTCAGGCGAAATCATTTATATTGAGAACCGTCGTCTAATCACTCGTGCTCCTGACCAGATTGAAGACATCAAACTTGTAATTGAATTCTGATCTCTAGATTACTTCGCTAAATACTAGGGACAAGATGCTAGTATTTGGCGGAGTACGATGCCACAGAAGACTAACCTTAATGTAAATCCTTACTACGACGATTTCGACGCAGATAAGAATTTTTATAAAGTACTATTTCGCCCTGGATATTCCATCCAAGGACGTGAATTAACACAACTCCAATCAATTTTACAAAATCAAATTGAGAGTTTTGGAAAATACTCTTTCAAGCAAGGCGAACTTGTAATACCTGGAGAAGTTAGTCTCAATACGAAACTAAACTATGTAAAATTATCTTCAGTATCCGAAGTAGCGGTAAATGAAGATAATAATATTGTATATAAAAAATATGATATTACACAACTGATTGGTCAAACTGTTCAAGGTTTGACTTCTGGTGTTGAAGCAGTGATTCTGTCTGTAAATTTAGCGACAGATTCTAGTGCTGATACTCTTTATGTAAACTATATTACCAGTGGAAATTCTAGTGAAGAACTTACTTTTAGACAAGGAGAAACTCTGGAAGTAGTTGATGGAGTAAATACTCCTCTAATGGTTGTAGGTACTGATGGAAGCGTTCTTCCAACTAGTATTTCTGTCACGAATCCAAATACAAATCAAACTATTACATTAGAAAGTCCAGCAATGGGATATGCTTCTGGTGTAAAGGTGGAAGAAGGAATTTATTTTGTCAATGGTTATTTTGTAAAAAATCAAGAAGAGCTTTTAGTTATTGATTCATATTACAATAGACCTTCTGCAAAGATTGGATTTACTATTGTAGAAGATATTGTTACACCAGAAAAAGATTTATCACTATATGATAATGCTATTGGTTCTTCAAACCAAACTGCTCCTGGAGCGCATCGTTTGCGAATTCAGTTAGAACTTAAAAAGTTTGAACTAAATGAAATTACTGATAAGAATTTTATTCAAATTATTACAGTATCACAAGGAGCAATTCAAAAGAAAGTAACAGCAACAGACTACAATTTATTAGAACAAACTCTTGCTAGAAGAACATATGATGAGAGTGGTGATTATGTAGTAGAAGATTTTTCTGTCAATATTAGAGAATATTCACAAAGAAATCAAAATAACGGTGTCTATTCTGCTGATGAGTTTGGATTGTATAATGGTCTTTCTGAATTAGAAGCATCCAGAAAGATGATTGCCAGCGTTGGTCCTGGTAAAGCATATATTAAAGGATATGAAATTGTCAATAAAGAAACAAAATTTTTAGAACTCAATAAAGCAAGAGAAAGTACAAGTTCTGAAAATGTTACTGTCAAAGCAAGTGGACTTCCAACATTCAATATTACTAATGTTTTTGGAAGTGTTCCTCTAAACAAAGAAGGTTCTCAACTAACTGCTTATCCAACAATCTTTTTATCAAACTTATTTAATGACGGATATGTAGGTTTGAGTGGAACTGAGTCTAGTGATAACTATAGAAGTTCTATCAGTAGAAGAGGTCAATTTTTTGATTCTAACATTGGAATCAAAACTATAACTCTACAGATTGTTGATGATGATTATGCAATTGAAACAATCAATGCAAATGATCTAGAAAATACATTTGCCAATCTTTGGTATGTAAGAACAAGAGCAGCAGAAAATATTGTTGACTCTGTTGAAGTACTGTCTTTTACTAAGGTTTATAAACCAGCAATAAATCCAGCACAAGGAGAATCTGCAAAATACTTAGAAATTACTGTTGCTGGAAATAAAAAAGACTTAGAAAATGTTTTAGTGGAATATGATGAGACTTCATTTAATAAAAGGAGAATTTTATTTTTATCAGAACAAGATGCAACTGCAGATGAAGTAGTTCTCAATGCAAGTGAAATAATACCAGGAAGACAATATAAGATTGTATCTGCATCAAATACCAACTGGACTGAAATTGGCGCAGACAGTCCAGATGAAGGAACAGAGTTTGTTGCTAATAATACAACACCAACTGGTCAAGGAACAGTTATCGATTTATCAGCTTCTAAGTTTGCTGAGATAATCGATTATAGTGATACAATTACTCCTGTTATAGGAACAATAAAACCAAATAATTTCTACTTGCAAGAAAGAGGAGATGGATTCAACCCAGACTCCGATATCGTTCTTTCTAAAGGTGTATTAGATCAAGGTGGAGAAGCATATAATGCAAAGTATGCATTGTCTTATTTCGACCCACAATTCTACACTAAAATTATTTTAGATACTATTATAACACAGGGAACTTATGATGTAGGTGAATATGTTTATGGTCTGACTAGCAAAGCATATGGAGTCGTAGAAGGTGCATCCAATGGTGTTTACTCAACAGGGAATATTCTTTTCATAAAAACACTCTCTGGAAAATTCATTCCAGGAGAAACAATTAGAGACGAATCTGGTAATCTATTAAACATTGCAAAAGAAAATACAATTTCTCATTTGATAGTACAGAAGAGAGGAAACGGATATCCTTCTACCACTAAGATAAGAATAAATGGCATTCTCTATAACGAGAGTCAGATTTTAGTTGGTCGTTTAGGTCAATCAATTTATAAGGTTGATATTTTAGACAAAGCATCAGTATCAGAAGAATATACAATTCCACCTGTAGTGACTTTAGATACCGATGGAGCAACAGTTGCTGAGCAAGCTGTTATCGTACCAGTTCTAAACAGAAATACTGTAACTACGTATGCACCAAATAATGTAAAATCCATGGGATGTAATTATGGATCTGGTGGAATTAATACATTTACAGCAGATGTAATATTAGATAATAAAGATTATGCAAATCTTTCTTCTGTAACTGATTTTACTTTCTTTGGTTCCAAAGGAAATAAGTTTTTAGAATCTACAAGTTTCAATTCTGATGCTAGTTCGGTTGTTTCTCAGGGAGATTTAGTACAGTTCTCTGATGTAGATAACAATGTTATTAGAGGTGTAGTGCAATATGCTACGGTACAAAAAGGATCATCTAAAACTAGAATTTATCTAGATGAAACTTTATATGCCGATGTAAATAATACTAGTGTTGTATTGTTACGTCCAAAAGTACAGAATATAAATTCAGGAACTCTCCTTTTCCCAACAGGAGGAAAAGAAGTAAAACAAATTTCTACTGGCGGTGAAGATAGCAAAATCAAATATTATTTCCGTAGAGACTTTGTTGCCGCTGGATCTACTGGTGGAGGTATTATTACATTTGCAGCACAACTTCCATTTGGTACTCAGAGATTTACAACTTTCAATGAAAAGAATTATGTAATCACTGTTCTTAATAAGAATGATGCAGACTTAGTTGAAAACGGTGATCTGATTTACATTGATCCAGACAGTGTTAGTATTGTATCATCTACAGACACTGCGAGTGGATTAACATCAGGAAGTCTATCGATAGAATTGCCATCTAGTTACTTCAATACAAATGTATCATCAATTGCAAACTTTACAGCACCAGAACTAAAACTTACTGCAACTGTAGAAGTAGAAAATGCAAAACCAAGACTAAAAACAGCAATCGAGAATAAAAGAATTGTAGTTGATTCTTCTGGAGATAGAGTAGTTCCACTTAGAGGAACAAATTATGATAGCGATGTTGTGGAAAAACTATCATATTCTGACGTTTATAAGATAAGATATATCTACGAAGGTACAAGTACGCAACCACCAGAAGTTGATAACTCAGGCAATCTTATTTCTGGAAAAGATGTAACTAATAGATTTACCTTTGATGATGGTCAAAGAGATACAATTTACGATGTTTCTAGGATTGTAATCAGACCAGGATTTGAACCAACCGTTGGACAACTAATTATTGGATTTGATTATTTTGAACATTCTCAAGGTGATTTTGCAACAATTGATAGTTACTTACATGAAGCGGGTGTATTAGAAGATGAAATTCCTACATTCAATTCATCAGTTCTTGGAAATATCAATCTAAAAAATGTTATTGATTTTAGACCAAAAGTAAATTCAAATACTATTGTTCCTGGATATCAGGACACTTCATCTTTAGAAATAACTACTAGTAATTTCACTGGATCTGGATCTGTTGTTTCTAGCACTCCTGCGCCAGATGCAAATTTAGAGTATACGTTCTCATTTAGTCAAGTAGAGTATCTTGACAGAATTGATGGTATTTTCTTGAACAAGAGAGGCGAGTTTGTTGTCAAAGAAGGTAACTCTTCATTGAACCCATCCAAACCAGATGACATAAAAGATGCTATTCCATTGTTCTATGCTTACATTCCTGCTTTTACGCCAAGCAGCAAAAATGTAAGAATTACTCCAGTTGAACATCGTAGATATACGATGAAAGATATTGGAAAATTAGAAAAACGTATTGAACGTTTAGAATATTATACAACATTGAGTATTTTGGAGCAACAAGCTCTAAACATGCAAATCAAAGATAGTGTTGGTCTTGATAGATTCAAGAGTGGTTTCTTTGTGGATAATTTTGAATCTCATAGTATTGGGTTCCTATCATCTCCCGATTATAGATGCTCTATTGATAGTAGACAATCTGTATTAAGACCACAATCAAAAGAAGATTCAATTGATCTAAAAGAACTATACACGAGAGAAGATCAAAGAACAGTTGCTGGTTATAAGAAATCTGGTGATATTGTTACGCTTCCATATACTGAACTAAAACTATTAGGAAATGATTTTGCTTCTAAAACTATCAATCCAAATCCATTTGTAGTATTTCAATATGTTGGAGAGGGACATCTTTCTCCACAAATAGATCAATGGTATGCCGATACTATTGAACCATTAATTATTGATACAAATACAAATTTGTATAATATTTTCTTAGCAAAAGAAGATCCAAAAGAAAGTTTGTCTAGTTTATACAATTCATATATTGTGAATTGGGTAGGAACCTCTACTGCTTTCACTCCAATAAATTCATTAGGAGAAAACAATCTACTAATCTCTAAGTCTTCTGTACAGGTTGCTTCAGTTGGTAGTAGTTCAAATGTAAGTCCACAAAATAATGATCTCGCAAAAGGTGTTGTATCTAAAAAAATTGGAGAAAACATTGTATCATCTTCGCTACAATTCTTCGCAAGATCAAAACCAATCAAGTTTGCTATAGAGAGACTAAAACCAAATACTAATATTTCTGTTTTCCTAGAAGGTAGAAATATCAATCGTTGGGTAAATCCAGACTTGAGATTTACTGGAATTGCTGGTAACTCTTTATCTGCTTTCAATGGTCAAATAAAAACAGATAGTAATGGAAATGCAAGTGGGTTGATTCTACTTCCATTTGGTTATGCACCAAAAGAAAATTCTTTATGGGGAGGTGATATCTCTACTGTAGACTATGATACATCTTCCGAAGAATTGAAGTTTACTACAGGAGAACTAACATTTAGATTTACATCCAGTAGCACAAATGAAGATAAGACATCTGTAGATAGTTATGCAGAAATTAAGTATTATGCTTCTGGTATACTTCCTCAAAATCCTTCAAGTATTATATCAACAAAACCTTCATACTTCAAATCAAATGAGGGTGTTCAATTTGTTGACAGCAATACTGATAATCCCATAAAACCAAATCCCCTTGCACAAATATTCAAAGTTGAAAATTATGAAGGTGGAGTTTTTGTGACGGGATTGGATTTATTCTTCAAAGAAAAGAGTGCTACTATTCCCGCAAGAGTTTATTTGACAAATGTAAATTATGAAAAACCAGCAAAAAATATAGTTCCTGGAACAGAAAAATCATTATCTCCAGAAACATATTTGAAGTGTTTCTCTACAGGATCTGTTTCTGTCAAAAAAGATGAGTACATAGTTGGATCTACTTCTGCTGCTTCTGGACCAATCTCCAGAATAATTGATAAGAATGGAGTAGAGTTAGTTGCAAATGCACAAGGAATTTTCTCACTAACAAATGAGCAAGTATACACATTAGTGTTATCCAACCATAATGGAAAGTCGTTCCGTCAAAATGAAGATCTAGAAGTTCCTTCAATTACTACAGCAAATGCTGCAAATGGAACTTCACTCAAATTAAAAATTGCAAAAGATAGCGGAAAACTCTCTGACATTATTATTAAAGAAACAGGATCAAATTATGACAGTGCTGTTCTTACTATAGAAAGTCCACAACTTCCTGGTGGATCAGTAGCAACTGCTCAAGTTAGTGTTTCCAATGGAAAAATTTATAATGTAGATGTTGCAATTTCTGGTTTTGGATATACCGAAGCACCATCAGTTGTCATCAAAGGCGTCGGTAATGGCGCTGGAGGATGCGTAATTGAAACTTTGATAGAGATAGATACCCCAGCAGTTAGAATGGGCATAGCAACCGATTTCGAAGGTCTCACAGAGTCTACTACACCAACTAACTTTATGTTCGATTATCCAGTTTATTTGGAAAATAATACAGAATATGCGTTAGTAATAGAAACAGATTCTACTGATTATAAACTCTGGTCTTCTAAGTTAGGAGAAACTGATATTTCAACTAGTACTGTTATTACGAGTCAACCATCACTCGGATCTTTATACAAATCACAAAATACAGAAAATTGGACAGAAGATCTAGATCAAGATCTAAAGTTCAATATGTATCGTGCCGAATTTGATATCAGCAGAACTGCTGAGTTGTTATTGAAAAATTCCCCACTTAGATATGAAAAATTAACTGCAAATACATTTGAAACTGATGCTACTGCTGGATCCACTGCAACTTCTACCTTGTTTAGAGGAAATTCTAATGTAGTCAAAGTAAATCATAGAGATCATGGATTTGACGGAAATGGAAATTCATATGTATTTTATAGAGGATCTGGATCAGTTGGTGGTTTGAATTCTTCAGTATTCAACACAAATCTTTTCCAAGTTACAAACTCTGGAATTGATTCTTACAATATAATTGTTCCTGGAAAAGCATCTTCAAATGATATTGCAGGTGGTAATAACTTATATGCTGCTTACAATAGAAAATACGAAACTCTATATCCACAAGTTAGATACATTACTGTTTCTGGAACAAAACTAGAAACTTTCGTAAAAACCACCAACATTGTTCCTGTTGATTCTACATCAACTAATTACTCTTCTTATTCACAAAATGATTATGAAAAAACATTCTTGAATGAAAGTCATTATTTTAACAATCAAAAAGTTATTAGTTCTCCCATAAATGAAATTCTCAACAATATTGATGATTCTTTAGTTTACAAAATAAATCTGACATCTGATGTTTCATACTTGTCTCCAGTGATTGATTTGTCTAGCTGTTCAGTAAAAACTGTTTCTAATAGAATTGAAAATCCTGTTGGTACAGAACAAAGATATGGAAGGCAGAATCAAATTCTGGAATTTTATCCAGTTTACACATTTGCTCTTGCAACTAACACACCAGACATTACTTACACAAATAACAAGAGTGTAAAAGGAGTTTCTTCTGAAGCTGCTGGTCAAATAGTCAAGATTGATGGAACAAATGCATTTGTAAAATTAAAAACAAAACAAGGATTTATTCAAGGAGAAGAACTGCAACTAGAACAATTTATCAATGATAATAATCCCCCAACTATTACAGTTGGAACTTCACCATCATTGATTGTTCCTGTTATCAATAGTTCTACTCAATCTGCTGCTGGAGAATCGATTACGATTACTGCTAGGAATCCAATTACTCCTACAATTACATATGACAATATTATTAGCGGAACTTCAATTATTTGGAATAGAAATTCCAGAGAATTGACTCTAAGAACCGACTTCAGACCAATCAATGATGATTATACTGGAAGGATTATTGATAACAACTTGTTTACAAGAGCATCTGATTCCGATAGTCAATCCAGCGATATCTTCCGTGTAGGAGACATTATATCTTATCCAGCACAACCCGATGATGAATCACTGTTCATTGAAGTGTCTAGAGTTAGATATGAAAATGGTGTTGATTATGTAGAAGAAGATACTTCAAACAATAGTTCCACAATTTCCAAGTATGTAACTAAAGAAGTTTACATAGCAAGTCCAGCTACTTCTATTGATGTTCACCTCTTAGCAAATGTAAAAGAAATAGAAAATATTCAAGTCCTGTATAAATTCAAGAAGTCTTCAAGTCAAGAAAACTTTGATGATATTGAGTGGATCTATTTCAATGATAATGGTCATCCTGATACAAGTGAACTTGCTAATAGCAACAATACAATTTCCAGTGTTGTTGAAAAGCAATCTTCTTATCAAGATCTAAAATATAGTGTATCAGATCTCCCCGAATTTTCTTCGTTTGCTATCAAAATTGTAATGCTCGGATCCGATCCAGTATATGTTCCTAAGATTCAAGACATTCGTGCGGTTGCAGGATTCTAATGGATTATATAAAAGTAAAGGGTCATGATGGATTATTGCGAGATAAAAATACTGGTGCAATAATTAATCATGACCCATCAGCAATAGAAGCTAGGAGAAAGTTGAAGTCTTTAAACAATGCTTTGGAGGACATAAATATTTTGAAGAATGAAGTTTCTGAAATAAAAACTTTACTAAAAGAGCTAATCAAAAATGGCAACTAGAAACGTAGCGAAAACATTCACGTTTGAGCAACAAAGAAGAGAAATCAATAATATTGCTACAGACGTAGGAGACATATCCAATTTGGATGTTGACACAACTACAAATGTTGTTGATGCTGTTAATTTAGTTTATGACGCACTTACTGCTGCAGAAGCAGGAGTTATTGGTTTGCCAACAGATGGTTCTTATACAAACAGCACTTATGCAGTTGTTCTCGATCAAAACACAAAAGTAGCAGATGCTGTTGATGGTTTGAATACTTTTTTAGGAAGAATTATTCCCACTCAACCACAAACTATATCAAATACTAGTATTGATCTAGATCAATATACTCAGTACAGATATTGCTCTGGTGTTACTGGATTAGATAATGGAATTGCTTCTTTACCAGGAGCAGGAAGTACAGTAAAAGTTTTAAGAACAGCAAATTATGTTACAGAACTAAAAGAAACTTTTGGTCCAGGAAATAGCGGAACATTATCTGTAAACAGAAATGGTTCTAGTGTAGGTTCCGTAACTTTTGATGATACTGATAATTCAGGAACGTATGATGATTTGATTATTTCTAATAATGTAGATTATGGAACGATCACTGGAGATCCAACGGGGTTCTGGCAATCTTATGATTTCTATGCTACAGGATCTAATACTAGTGGATGGAATGAGTTGCAATTTTCACAATCTGCAATTCTTTCACAAAAAGTTCAATGGTTGTATGACACATCAAATCCTGGTCAACCAACTTGCACTTCTACAATAACAGAACCACTAACAGCAAACTATAATTATAGCAGTGGTATTCCACATTTTAGTCAGTCCAATTCATATCAGGTGGAATTGAATTTTGGAAATTTATCTGGGAATGTATTTCCTTCTAGCAATACATTTATTACAGTAAGTGCTGTTACCAATTTTGAAACTGTAAACGATATTACATATTCAGATGCTAGTATTTCTGTACCATTGCCACAAAACTATTTGAGTTCTTCTACTACAAATTATACAGTAAATTTACCAATTAGAGACACTCACATTGCTTCTAATAACTTTCCAACTTTTACTGTTGATAATGGATATTCAACAAGAAATCATACACCAACATACACAAAAGTAATCTTAGTAAAAGGTGGAACACCATCTTCTACTAAAATTGATGAACAAAATGTTGTTATTGGTAATGTTGGTTCTGGGTCGGGAAATGGTGTTAGGATAAATTCAATTAGTGCAACTGATAATCCTGCAAATATTTGGAATGGAAGCACGATAAATTTCAATCAATTTATTACAATTAACGATTTTGAAGCAACTGTTGTTGGTGGAGTTTTGAGTCACGACGAAACTGATTATACTACTACATATCTTCCATATGGTCCAGACCTTTCTGGTGGATCTAGATCTGGTGCTCAATACTTTACATTCAAATTTACCAGATCTTCCGTACAAAACTTTACTATCAATATAAATTCTCCCAGTGGAGTTGCAGGAATATGGATGACTTCAAATATTCCTAATGTACAATCTTTGAATGCTGCTACTAATGGTTGGTTGGATTTATATGAAAGATATTCTGGATCTGGAATTGCCGTTGGTGGTTGCGCTATCGACTATATCTTACCTCTCAATACAGCACTAAATAATACAGCGATAGGCTGTACTTTCGGATCAGAAAGTAGTTCTAATTCTTCTACTAATGATATTTTTGTAAGAATTAAACTAACATCTGGACAATCAGTAACTAGTCTCAGCATTACACCAGTAACCCAAGCGTAGTAGTTTTTCAAAATGGCAATTCCCGATTCTGAAAAGTTAGATTATCTCTACAAAAAGGTAGGGCATAAGAAAATCAAAACAGATGTTGCTGAGGATAAACTACTCTACAACGAATCTACTTTATCTGTAGAATCTCCTAGAGGTGATTTAGTCTGGTTTGCTTCTGATAAGATTCCAGCAACACCAGTAGCAGTTGCTGGGTATGTTGAAGATAAATATTCGACTGCTGTTTCATGTACTGCCAATTTTTCTTCAAAAGAACCAAAAAGATCTTGGTCAACTGGTCTAACTGATTGGATTTCTCCAGAATTTGGGCAGCAGTATCAAGTAGAAGTATATTCAAATAACGGAACTCAAAGACTTTACCCACAAGGTGATAGTGGGGTTGGCGAATGGCACTTTGATTATGCCAGTGGTGTGCTTACTTTTATTGGAGAAAGTTTGCCAACATATGTAGATTCTGGTGGTACTACAACTGGTTTTATTCGTATCAAAGGTTGGAGATACATTGGTCCTAAGGGAACCAATGATTATGTTGGTGATAAAACCAATCTAGCAACTACATCACAAGTAACTGTTGTTGATGCTATCAATGAACTGAAAAATAGACTAGACACTACAGATACAAATTTGTCTAATTTGGATGGTACTGTTGGTACAAATGATAGTAATGTCAATACAAAAATTGGAGATCTAGATCGTCTAATTACTATTGATCACACAGACATTACTCATGCGATCAATGAACTAAAAGGTCAGATAGTTAATAATGGTAAAGTTGTAACACTATCTAGAATATCTGGTGGCACTGGATATGATGCTGCAGACAATTTTATATCAACTACATCTGGTAATGATGGTACTGGTTTACAAATTGGATGGTCAGGTGGAACTGGTGGAGCAGTTCCAGCGACTGTAACTGTTGACCTTGCTGGATCTGGATACAGAGTAGGAGATACTGTCACCATTTCTGCTGGTAGTGGAGATGCTCAATTCCAAGTTACCGAAATTACCGATGTTAGCACGTTAGATACAACAGCAGTTTATATTGTTGATGGTATCAATGAAGTAAAGACGACTGCAGATCAAGCTGTTTTAGATGCTGCAGCAGCACAGGCAGATGCGGATACAGGATTGGTACATGCTGATCTAGCATTAGATAGAATTGGAGATCTAACTACTCTAACTACTACAGATAAATCAGATCTTGTTTCTGCTGTAAATGAAGTAAGAGAAACTTTGATTGGATCTGGTCCTGCTAATGAGCTTCTCAGAACAGTTGCTGGTACTGGATATGCTGCAACGGGAACAGATGTTGGAACAGTTGCTGTAACTGGTACTGGTAGTCTTCTTACTATTTCTTGGACAGGTGGAACTGGTGGAGCAGTACCAGAGACCGTCACCGTAACGTCAGAGGGTCAAGATTATAAAATTGGGGATATTCTAAGAATTGATAGTGGAAACCAAGATGCACGTTTCCAAGTACAAGGATTATCTTCATCAAGTATTAGCCTTTCTGCTACAGAAACTCAAAAAGTAATCCTAACTGCATCTTCACAAACTACAGATAAACCACTTGCTATTTTAGAAGGAACTAGTTCAGCAGAAGGTGTTCAGTATGATACTGATCTTGTATATAATGCAGATACAAATAAATTAACTGTACCTAATATTGAATCCACAGATGTAACACTTTCTGCTGGTTTAATTACAGATCAATCACTTACGTTTAGAAATCTTAGTGATACCGAAGATAACACTGGATTCCACAGAGATACTTTTGGTGTAAACTTTACAACTGGTGGTAATGAAAACACAAAAATTCTATTTCGTGCTGATGGAACTCTAGTTGCTCAAGGTCTTGCTACCAAAAACTCAGCAAACATTGAACTTACAAATAATGAAAGAACTATCTACGTTAGTAAGAACGAAGAATTTGCAACAGATGCTTTTGATCAAACAGGAAGAAGTTTAAATAAACCATTCAAGAGTATTGAAAGGGCATTGTTTGAAGTTGCAAAGCAATCATACATTGCTGGTGAGGGTCAGTTAGGCGAAGTTCCAGCAGAGCAGATTATACCTGGAAAAGAGTATAAGATTGTTATTGCTGGTAATACCAATTGGACTACTATTGGTGCTGCAAATTCTGATCCTGGAACTACATTTATTGCCAATTCACAAACTCCTACTGGTACTGGTATTGCAGAAGAAGTTGGTGTTGACGCATTCGAATATTATACAATCATTGTATTCCCTGGTGATTATGATATTGATAATAGACCAGGAAAGCAAGAGACTGATGCAGACTTTGCTTCGTTCTTCAATACAGCAGCAAATTATAACACAGAAGAAGAACTAATTGGAAACCTCCATAAAATTAACCCACCTTCTGGTGGTGTTGTAGTTCCCAGAGGTACTTCTATCATTGGTCTGGATCTAAGAAAAACTATTCTTAGACCAAAGTATGTTCCCGATCCTGCTACTCCCGCAACAGCACACAGATATCAAGATGGTGGCAATCTAATTATCCGTAATAGAGAGTTTATCCAAGCAGAGTCATTTGGATGGTTACAGGAAGATAGCAATCATGCTGCCAACAATCTTGATTATAATAAAGCAAAGTGTAAGAGAGACATTGGATATTATCTAGATGCTCTAGTTGATGATCTTCAGAAAGGTGGCAACTCAAACATCTATGATAGCGCAAAATTCTACTATGATGGAGCGGTACTAAAATCGGGAACTATTGAAGGAGATAGCGAAGTTGCTGATACTGTAACTACTCTACGTATTGCTTCTCATATGGCAGTAATGGCAATGAGAAACAGTTCTTTTGTAGATCAAGCAACTACAAGTGGAACTACTGTTACGTTTGTAACTCCACAACTAGGTATTGTTCCTGGTGTTACTATTGAAGGTCCTGGTATTACTGGAACTAGACAAATTATTAGCGTAGTTTATGATGGAAATAATGCTGTTACATCTGCAACATTAGATTCTGCTGTAGATGTAAATCAAGCATCTAATACAAACTTCACATTTAGAGCAGCATCGTTCTATTCAACGGCAATTCCATACTCAGAGTCTAAATTTGAATCTGGAGATTTGTTTGATCCATCTGTTCCAGAATGCAATGATGTAGCACAGTCTATTTTTACTTCATATGATTTGTATGTTGATATTCTTAATGATGGCACAACAACTACTATCAGACGTGTTCCTTTTGGATTTGATAGGGATCAAGAAAGTGCTATCTTCAGAGTAACTGGTGGTTCTTATTTCTGGCAACTTACTATCAAAGACGCTATCAACATTCCACAGTATGTTGACGTGAATGATAATCTAGTTGATTATAATAATCAAAACGGTATTGATGATACTGGATGCTTCCCATGTAGTCACCACAGACTAGTTGCATTCAAGTATGCCAACGCAAAAGAACTTGATGAGTATTATCTAAAAGCAGTTAGAATTTATAACGCTCAGACAAACCCAGACATTGGTGAAGAGGAACTGACTCGCAGAATTGAAGAAAACAGAATCGTTGGTGATGCAACATCACCTATCTCTATTGATACTGTAAGTTCTGCTTCTCCATATATCTTCAACTGCTCACTACGTTCCGTATATGGAATGGGTGGTCTACATGCTAATGGTGATGATGCCACTGGTTTCAAATCAATGGTTCTTGCACAGTACACTGGTATCTCACTACAAAGAGACGACAGAGCATATTTGTACAATCCTTCTGGTGGGCCAACATATGCAGATAGCACAAAAGTTGTTACTGAAGCAGATCAAAGACACACCAAAGTTGATGCAGTGTATCAAGATGGATGGAGACATTACCACATTAAGTGTAGTAACGATTCTTTCCTACAAGTTGTATCTGTTTTCGCTGTTGGTTATGCAGATCACTTTATTTCAGAAACTGGATCTGACGTATCAATTACAAACTCTAACTCAAACTTCGGTAATATTGCTACACTAAGTTCTGGTTATAAGAGAGTAGCATTTGATCAAGATTCTTCTGGTCAGTTGATTGGTGTTATTCCCCCAAGAGGAATCAATTACGGAACAACACAACCAATTGGCATTGGTGAAATTGATCAAAGAACATTCTCCACATGGCAGAATGCTACTACAGCAGATAAACCAAAAATTAGTAAAATTTACATCAAGAATCCAAACAACCCATATGGATTGTATGGTCAAGATGAAGTTCCTGAGTACATTGAAAACAAAGGAACTGCGGAAGAAAAACGTTGGTTACTATTAGATGGAATCAACTATCTATTAGGTAAAGGAAGAAACATTGGTTTCAATCCACAAACTGAAGAATATGAAACTAGTTCGGATTTTGATGAGTATGTTTATACTTCTTTCCCAACATATATTGGATCCGATGTTCAGAAAGAATTTAAAGCAAGACTAAGACTAAAAGGAACTGCTACTGAAAATGAAAATGAAAAGGGAGAAGTTTGTATTGATGCAGATGTAAATCAAACTGCAGCAGATTCAACTCCAATTTCTATTCCCGAAAATGATACTAGACAGTATTATGGATGGGAATATTCAGAGACACAAGGCGGTCTATATTATGGTCATGTTGTTATCTACATCAAAGATGCTGTTGCAAATGATGATGTATTTTATTGGTCACAAGCAGGTGATGGAAGTTACTATGAATTTGTAGATGCTGCTTCTTTTGCTGCTACGCAGTTGAACGCTGATTTTTCTCAAGCAGATCCAATTGATTCTACTACAGAAAATACATTGCTGAAGAGAATCACGATGAGGTATGATTCTAATACGGATTATGCGTTGAATACTCTTGATAGTAGAGAGTTTGGAGAAAATTCTTCTTTCCCAAGTTTGTTTGTTAAGAGAACACCAGACAATAGATTACAAACAGATCATATCTGGAGAGTTCTTTATAAAATTCCAAAAGAAACAATATCAAAACCACCCGAAAGAAAGTATGTAATCAAGTTATCACTTGACCAAGCACCATCATATGCTAATAGTTATTACATTTATAATGTAGAAACTCAAGTTGAGTATCAATACAACCAGCAGGATGGATACTATATCTTAACCGTTAGTAATGCTAATGTCAAGAATATTTTGGGAACAAATGATGAATTACCAATTGGATATGCACAGAATCAATATTTCTTATATCCAGATGTAAATCTTGATAAACCAGAATGGAATCCTAAAAAAGCATACAGCATCTATGACACAACTCCAACAATCAAAACTGTGACTGTAGATGCATCCAATTTAGAGGCAGATGGTTATGAAAGAAGATCAGAATATTCTACTACAGCAGAAACTATAGAAACTTTTGTCACGTATCTACAGTCTGGTGTAAACATTAATTCTGGTGTTTCTTTGTATACTATTGGATCTAATGCTGGCACAACTGTAACTCTAACTGCTGGAACTAATAATCTAGTTGTAGGCGATATTGTAAAATTCTGTTCTGTAGGCACATCATCTGTAATTGATACAGATACTTTCTATAGAATATCATCGACTTCAACAAACCAAATTACATTCAAAAAACTAACAGGTGGTAATGCTATAGCAGCAGGAGATTCTGCTTTAGTTGGTGTCAAGTTGAAGAGAGTTAATTTCAAATCAAACGAACCATACAAAAAAGTTGGCGGATCAAATATTGAAAATGATATTGGTATTGATGATGATTTGTTTGATGATTTCACTGTTGTAAATGAAACGTCCAGAAACGACGGATCTGCATATAGCAATAGAATGCTATTGTTTGAAGATCAGGATGGATTAGCACCAATTACAGTCAAACTACATAGACCAAGTAATATTAGAGCATCTGGTCACACTTGGGAATATGTTGGATTTGGTCCTGGTAACTATTCAACTGGTTTCCCTGCTTTCCAAACTATTGTTCTAAACAAACAGCAAACTATTAATGCTCAAACTCAAGAACTTGATGGTGGATTCAACGGATCTAGTGGCACTAACTCAAATGGAGACTTCTTCATTGGTTCTCAAATTATTGACACCAAGGGTAGTCAGTCAGAAACAGTCAATGTACCTAAACTAAAAACTAGTGCTCAGACTAGACTAATCAATCCAAATGATTATCTATACATCACTGCTGCTTCCAGTAGCGGAGTTGGAAACCTAGAAGCATTCTCTACTATCTTGCAGTCATCCGCACGTATTCAGTTAGCAGAAGCGTCTTCTAAGACGGTTACATATGACAAAGTAACTGTTGCTGATATTGAAGTTTCCAACGTTCTCAAACTAAAAGATGGTGCTAGCCTTGAACTAAAAGATTCTCAGGTAGCACAACCAAATGCTTTGTTTAGATTCCCAGTTGCTACAGAAGATAAGTTTGGATTTACTAAGAAAGTATCTTCAACACAAAACTGGGGTCCATCAGCAGCATCAATTGATGATGTGTTTGTCACACCTGCTGGACTATTCCAGTGGGCATATGCAAATAAACTAACTGGATCACCTGCTCCAACAACGTGGCAAATTTATGTTGATGATGATGGTAATTATGAAGCTGGTGCATTGTCAGGTGGAAACTTTGTTTACAATTTGGAAAATGGTGTAAACTTCTCATACTCACCATCAACAGCAGAATTAGATACAGACGAAGGACTACTAAGAATTGGAAGATTATCTGATACCGTTCTTACTGCTAACTTAGGTGTATCTGGATTTATCTATGTTTCTACACAAAACACAGAAGGAACAGTTATCAAAGGGTTAGAAAGAATTGCTTCTACAGGTGGCAATAGATGGTATTCTATCAAGAATGCTTGGCTAAATACTGATACGGGAGAGAATGGCGTTGTAGGAGATTTTATTATCAACTACTTCATCTATGGTACTGATAGAATTCTCTACAACGTAAACACCTTTGATGTCTAAAAGAAATGTCGGCAGTAGTATCAAGATCGTTTTTCTCCAAGAAGATCACCAGAGCTTCTATAGGTAAATTACCATCAACCGCAGACATTTTAATACAAACTGATGATTCCGTCAACATGGCGGACTTCAAGAATTGGGCAACCGATTCTACAGTTCTCATAAGTTTGAATGATGCTTTAGAAGCAGAAAATGTTGGTAGTACAACTCTTGGAGCGCAATATTTTAATAGATTTGCTACCGCGACACTAACAGATGCAAAAGTAATCCCAGATACTGATTGGTTGGGAAGAAATTTAGGATCAGTTGGTGGCACTGGTGATCTTAGTCAAACTTGGATTAGGAAAGATTTTATTGATCAATATAGAGTTTTAATATCTGATGTAGAATTAGTTCCAACTGATGGTGTTGCTGGTTGGAGCAATGTTTATGATCTAAATAACACAAGTTTGAACATCGATAGTGTTGATGGGGATAGTAATCTTTTACATGAAATTATTTTAGAAGAGGATGTCTTTGAATATATTTGCGAACATCAACCTGCATCATCTGGCGGAACTGGTGCAACATTTCTAGTTGTTTTAGCACCAAACTTCGAAGATGTTGACGACGGACAAGGAGGATCTGATTCTGAAGCTAGTGGATCATATGGAGTTGTTGGAGTTTCTATTATTTCATCTGGTAGTGGATACAATGCTAATGAAGACCTTTATATCTCGGGAAGTCAATTTGGTGGAGTAGATGGAATTGATGACATTCGTCTAGATAACATTCAATTATCTGGTTATAATATTACAATTGAAAAATCACAATTAGATACTGGAATCACTATCAATGATTTTATTGTTAGTTCTGTTTTTAGAAATGCTTATGTAACTTTCATTGAAGAAAATGCAGACTCTTCAGAATTTTACAACATATATTTATCAGTATTTCCAGATACACCAATAGTATCTGGTGATGAGGTTATTCTTGAAAGAGGCAGTAATTCACTTTGGTCAAAATTAAATAGAGGTTCATCGTCTCAGATCAGAAGACAATACTATGGATATCTGTTTAGAGATTCAATTCATTGCAATGTGATATCTGCTACTTCTGGAGATCTAAACTATCCAAAATATACAAGATCTATAAAAGTACAAACAAAAACAGATTTATCGGTAGCAATACCAACTCCAAAAGACGAAGAGTATTCTTTTTACACCCAAGTATGGGAAGATAGTGGTGATTCTAATATCCCCAATTATCAGTGGGATTCTACTCCTATTAGTGGATACAATAAAGTTGCGACAAAAACAAATGATGATGGAGAAACATACTATGAGTATTATATAAATTTCAAGTATCCATCTAGAGTTAGCATAAATCAGGATAATATATTACAATATTCTGTATTATATAAAAATACACTAAAACAACTTAGTTCTAATTGGGTATTAGATACTATACCAAATCTACCAGTATCGATAGAGTTTAGGGGAATTTATACTTCTATTGGATTTAATTTTGAATATGATCTTGTTAGTGTAGATGATGCTGTAGATAAAGCATCCGCAGTTGGCGGAGTTTTAGATTGTTTTAGAAATCGAACCACCAGCATCATGTATGCTTGGGCAACTAGCGATATCAACGCTACTAATTGGCCATCAACATACTACTTTTATATGAGCGGTGCAAATTGGCGTTGGTATGGAAGACTTTATACTCCACGGTGGGATAGCGTCGATGACAGTTATGAATTACAACAAACATATTATGCTTATGCTTATGGAGACACTAATCTCAATAATGCAAACAGTGGTAATGATGTACGTTCTAAAGACAGAATAGGAATCAGAATTTATACGTACGAAACGACCTCAAGTAATGGTCCTACTGTCAGTACCCAAGGCGGCGGAGCATACGAAATTCTTAGATTGAATTCATATCAAGATTACAATACAGAGCGTGGCACAGATGGATTGACAGCAGGTACTCCAATTAAGTATATCAATCTTTATCCAAAAGGAACTGCTAATGCAGATAAACCACAATTGATGTCTGATATCAACAGTGGAGGAACTACTCAGAATATTATATTAGCAAACTTAGTTGGTGATGTACAATCAATTTCTTGGAATGAAAGAATCGGAACATCAGAACCTATCCTGACTCAAACTGAAACTAGATATTATTATGTTGAATATCCAAGAGAAGATAATTATGGAACTTCCTATCAATGGAATGGTACTACATATAATTTCAAATACTATATCCAGATTGATAATGAGATCATCAGTTATACAAATTATGCAGAAGTTTCTGAAAATAGATATGAACTCATAGGTGTTACTCGTGGTGAGTGTGGTACTACTGCAGTAGCGCACCAGGGATTTGACAGTACAAGTGTTATAAAACTAATATACGAATATGTCGTACCAGAAGAAGCAAGAAACAAACCATTCAATTCAGACGGAACTGTAATAGGAACTACTAAACAGTTTTATTGGAGACAAGGAACATATACGAGAGAAAGACCATATGATACAAATGATTACCAAACAACTATTGGAAAAATAACTTCGGACTCTACATATCGTTATAGATATCAGACTCCATTGTATGGACCAAATTACTTCTTCTCAAAGGGATTGTATCCAAATGGTCTTACATTTGAAAGGGTAGTTGAAGATGTAAATTACTTAGAAAATTCATTGAAACTTGATGAGGTTGCTGGATTAGCACCAAAGATGAGAATTATATGCAGTGGACTAGAAAATTCCAGTACAATTACAATATCTTCTATCGATATAATCAATAGAAAAGTATTCTTGGAATCTACTACTACTATATTTGATCCAAATATTGCAGAAGGTGCAATGGTTGGAAATACTGCAACGATAGAGTTCAATTCAACTGCAGATGGACAGACTCCTTATATTGCTATGTTTGGAGTGAATGATAAAGGATTTGCAAAAGTTAAACAATATCAATATGCATCATATACAACCGAAACTATACAAATAAAATATTACCTAGAACCATATCCAATCGGTAATAGAGCATACGAAGATTTGTATGGAACTGTGTATCAAGCATTTGTTTCTTCAAGAAATCAAATTACAGGAATTCAAGATGATGATGAAACTTATTTTGCTCCTCGTACTCAAACAGAAACGTTTTTGATCCAAGCATCTAGAGACCAATTCTTCTCAAACGAAAGTATTCCTTCTACTAGATTAAAGTACTTATATGAACCAATTTCCGACAATGAAACTATTGTACTAAATGATAGTTCTGGTATTGGTGTTGGTGATGTAATATTCGGACCAGATCTTCCAAATGATGGAGCAGTTATCTGGTCATTAGAACAGTATGGTCCTGAGTATCCACTACAATTATATCCAGGAAGTGTTTCGATTAATAATACTTGGGGATATAGTAATGGATATTCTTATGCATATTTCTTTATACAAAATGGTGTAGACGATAGAGATAAAATTACGACAGGTTCAATTGCTACATCATCTGCGTTTCCAGACACACCATTTACTGTCAGCAGGGTTTATCAATATACATGGGGAACTTATGTGTATCTAAATCCAAATCCAATTTGGGTTGGTGGCATAAGTTCGTCATGGTTAATTGGTAGTGGATATTATAGTCCAGTAAAAATTAAAACCAGAACAAAGAGACAAAAATATTCAGACATTATCATTTATGATTATTCACTAGCAGCATTTGGTGGAGAACCATGTGCTAGATTCAAATTGAAAAAAGCAGATATTGGAAATTTACAAGCAAATATTTCACATATCTCTAAAATATCTAACAGCTATTTCAATCCTGTATATGAAGATATTACAGATGTAATTTTATATACTGGCAATGATTATAATGCTCCCGTTATAGGTTTTGAAAATCATCCAACAGAAGTTGAGTATTATTATGTTTATGTAAATAATGTAACACTGGAAGATCCAGAGACCATTGAAACATATAACACGTACTTGAGGGGTATTCCTTCTGTTTGTGAAATTGTAAACATTAGAAAAATTTCAGATTTATCAAACACTACTCCAGTAGAACAAGAATATCGAATCGATCCTATTCCAAACTTAAACAAGAATACTAGATATTCTTTAGATAATGGTAAAGTTGTCTGGTTTGCAACTCAATGGAATGAAGGTGATATCGAACTATCTACTTACTATGTTCCTGACCAGTATGATCCTTCGGTCTATTGGTTATTAGATAAGAATGAAGAGTCTCGTTATTTCCACATAGCAGGAGCAGATCAAAAAACATATACTATAGAATCTAGTGCAGGAACTGAACTCATTCAAACTAATTTTGTAAATAGTTTTGCTTTCCCTAGTCTACAATTTGCAATTGATGTTCCAGTTTGCTTCACTAATATACCATCTGCATTATCTTCACTTCTAACCGAAGGAGTAGTATATTATGTAATTTCAACAAATTCTGTTTCTAATTCTGATATAAGTATTTCTGCCACAAAAGGTGGATCGCCAATTACGTTCCCAACAGGATCTGGATACAAACTAAAAGCAAGAGTTCCTCAACAATTATATCAAGATTTTGAAGCAACGACTTTTAAAGAAGTTGTTACATTTTCAAACCCAGCAATAGGTATAACAATAGGACAAAAAGTATATGGTCCAGGAATTACCTCTCCAGAATTTAGAACAATTATTGATGTTACTCGTAATTCTAGTGGTAACGCAACAGAAGCAACTCTGGATGCTCAAGTAAATAATAATAAAAACCAACCAGAAACTTTTAGTATTACTGGTTTCAATAGTATTACTACTCAAGATACATTCAACCAAGCACCAGAAAACTTAGAAGAAGAATTAGTTCCAACATTTGGGCAAGTTACAATAGGAAATACTTTATATAATTATACTGGTCGTACTTTTGATAACAACACATATACATTTACATTACCAGTAACAGAACTAAATCAGTTCTGGGCAATTCCCCAAACAAAGATAGCAGTAAGATATCCACAATCACAATTAGAAAATTCTATTAGTGCTTCCGATTCAAAAATTGAAGTACTTCGAGATCCAATTACTGCAAGAAGATTTTATAAATTTGTTATTACAGAAACTCATTTTACAAATTATTCTTACACATCTCTTGGTCAGATCAGACTTTATTACGATGGTACTCAAGTTCCATATACAAATGTCACTGTTACTGCACCTGGAACATCTGCGAATGCAACACAAATAGGTTACATTACCGATGGTAATCTAGATAGCAATTTTATTGATTTCAACCATGGTTCTGTTGGATCTACAACTATCATAATGGAATTTGCAAATCCTGTGTTAGTAGATGCATATGATATTGTTCGTGGTACTTCATACTACGGATCATTCCCATCAGCATTCCAGGCGTTTACATCAGATGATGGAATTTCTTATACAAAAGTTTCAACTGAAACTTACGAGGCACAAAATCTAACAAATGAATCTACTGGTCTCAGGTATATGATTCCAGATGCAATTGATGCATCATTGCCACAGTTTGGAAACATAAGAATTGACGATGAAATTATTTACTATGGATACAGAACAAACAAATATTTTGGTGATTGTATTATCAAAGAAAATCATTCTGCTGGAGCAATAATTTCATTCAGTCCATATAATGCTATCAAAGAAAATTCTATTATCTATAATGGATCAGATGAACTTTCAAATATTCGTGTAGTTGTAACAGATACTTATCAACCAAATCCATCAGCATCTGTTCAAATTAAAGTTGCTGGTTTAGAAGTTGATAATCCATATATCTTCAATGGAATGTCTGCTATAAGTCCCACAACTGATCAGATTAATGTAAATAATATTTTCTCAATAAAAATTGATCCTACTAAAGAATGTACTTATATCGATTCATCTACCCTAGAATTGGAAGCTGGTAGTATTATAACAGAGTTGACTCCTGGTGATGAATTACTAATTCAAACTACACATGCAATTGGTCCTGGTTACAAAGTCTCACTACTAAAAGACTCCACAAGTTTCTACATAAACAAACCAACAGTAAACACATCTATTTCGAATGACCAATGTACTCCTTTCAGAAAGATGTACATTGTTGACTCCCAAATTCTTGCTGGTTTGAATGATGGTTTGGTTACTGCTGCAAACAAATTCAATAACGGTAGAGGATTCAAATACATTCCTCTGTCTGGATGCTTGGATATTAAACCAGTGAAATGTTTGACATCAAAATATGTTTCTTTTGCGTCAGAAAAATTCTCCAAAACACTATTCCTTTCTGATACCATTCTAGATCCAGAAAGTCTGACAGGTCTAGAACCAAAGTATGATCCAGAGACTGGAATCAAAAATACTGGAAATTATATTTTGTCATTTGAAGGAAATGATTATGAAATTCAATCGCTTGAATATCCAGAAGGAACACAGGGAGAAGAAAACGCAGCTAACTTCATTACGACATTTGGAAATCCATCATCAAATTACCAGTTATCAACTTGCGGTGTAGCAAAAGATTCTTTAGGAAACATTTATACACTAGCAACTGGATATTATGAATCATCTAGTACTGGAGATAGGCAGTTCTTAATCAAGTTTGATTCTGCTGGAGATGTTGTTTGGGCAAAAGCAGCAGAGAGTACATTTGATTTTGATTATCGTCCAGAAGGAGTGCAGGTTTATAATGACCAGATATATTGTTTGACTAGAAATCGTACTGATAATTCTATTCACATAGCAAAATATGATACAAATGGAACTGTTTTACTAGACAAAAAAATAAGTTCTGGTGGAGAAGAATATCCATATGGTGGGTTTGAATTTGATAGCACTGGAAATCTATGGATTACTGGAAGTACAAAATTTAATGGACTATTCCCAGGAGATTGGTCATCTTCAGAAACTCCAACAGTAGGTACTAATTACAATGGTTATTGGGAACTTGCTCTACCCTGGAGTGTCAATTTCCAAGGAAGACTTCATAATACTGCATATGTGAGCACTAAAGGTGCAATAATATTTGGAGCATACGATCCACTTGCCATAACTAATATGTCAGGTACTAGTCCAGCAGAAGATAAACTTTTCTTTGGATGTAGATCTAATTACTCATGTCAAAGAATTAGATATGGTATTACAGGAACTGCTCCTAATAGAATATATCATGTAGTTTACGAAGGAAGCACAAGTAGTAGTGGGTCTCTAGGATCTCCAACTAAATTCCACGAGTTGAGATTCTATGAAAATGAACAAACAAGAGTAGAACTTTCTACAGAAATTAATGATAATTCTTATTCATCTGGAGCAAACTCTGCTAGTGGTGGCGGTGCATTTTCTTTTGAAGGAGAAAGAGTAGCAAGTCTTTCGTGGACTTATTCTGGCAGACATTATAGATGGGATTTACCATCTGTTCCAAATACAAGTGGTTGGAGATTTGCTCTTCATACTTTGTATGATGGTCATGATAATCAAAGTTCTGGATATAGCATAGTCAATAGTAAAGACTTGAGAATGTGCCATTATAATGCTAATTACCAAACCAATAATTTCTACACAGAAAATAAGTATCTATGGAATAGACCATTTAGCATTTCATTCAATATTGAAATGTCTGATCCAAATAATAATACTCAGTCTGGAGTATTTGGTATTGGTTGGACAAAACAAAATGATAAGCATGGTAGTTACTACTGGTTACAAAAACATACAAGTAGTAGTTTGGAGTATGCTTCATTTGTTTTTACTGGTGATGTATGGAGAGATACTGATAATACTGTTAGATATTATAAAACAGATGGATATTCAGGAACTACTCCATTCGAACAACAGGCAGTTGATCTGAATATTCTATCTGGTACTGCACCATTTGTTGGTATCAAACAGAATGTTTTCTATTGGATGGACTACAACCCATCTACTTCACAAATGGAAATTTATTATGATAAGACAAATGTAAAACCAGCATCACCTCAGCATACATTTACAATTCAAGCATTTGATTCTAATGAATACTATTTCAGTATATTTGCTGGTGGTTACTACTGGTCAACTTATATGGATAATATTGACCTGAAAGAAATCAATGTTACATTTACTGATAACAATCAAGTAGTTTGGAACTACAACGATTTCAATTTCCTTACTGGTATGCATGGATCTAATGACCAGATTAATACTGGTATGAGTTTGACAGGAGCATACCAAGGTGGAATGGTTGTAAAATTAGATAGTACCACCCTAACATTATTAGATGATTGGCGTATTGGTACTAGTGAGTATCAATGGAGAATTAGAGATATCAAGTTTGATTCTCAAGGATACATGTATCTTGCTGCAGCGATATATGATCAGTTATTGGGCATATACAAATTTGACATTACTTCAAATCCAAATAATCCTACTGCAATATGGAGCAAAGTATATTCTCAAATTGACCTTACATATAATGGAGCTGAATATATAAATGGTTTAGTATTAGATGATAATGATAACGTATACATTGGTGGATATAGTTATTCATACAATAGCGATCCAACATACCAAGCTTACTATACGTTTGTTATGAAGTTAGATACTAATGGCACATATCAATGGGGTAAAGTGTTTGATGCAAATGCATCTGAATACTCTTATGGAGGAATTGATATTGATAAAACTACTGGAACTACTTATCATTATGGGTATACTACCAGTGGTAATACTGGTAGTGATTTGATACTCTATAAATTAGATACTAATGGAAATTTATTGCTAGCAAAAGAATTTGGTTCTGATTTATCTGATGGTATTTTGGTAGATATTAGAAATAGAAATAAATCGATATATGTAGAAAACGATGTATGTTATTTGACAGGATTCACATATAAAAATAATTCTAGTAGAGGAGGATTCCTTGCTCGCCTAGATTTATCTTCTGCTCCTGGCGATATCAATGGACCATATGGTAGATCGGCATTCAATCTTGATGATGCTGGAACTCAATACAATTTCTTTGATATACAATTACCATCTAACAGAACCGAACCATACACTTCCAACTATTCTTATGGATGGTATAAAGATCAACAATTATCTATAAACAATGCTTCTAACACATATTACGATGTAGTTCTTCCTTTTGCTCCAAATGTATTTGGAACATTGATTGATCTAGAAAAAAATTACATTAAGGTAAATCTTACAACACCACTAAAGATCGCTTCAACTTATAAAGATACTGTTATTGTAAAATCACAAGACTACAGAACTGATTATCAAAGAATTCCTAACGTTAGAGGTTTGGTTTATGGACCACAAAAAGCAGTTCTGTTTGATAACTATAAAGCTGTTATAACATCTAGCAGTTATAGTCGATCATATGTTTACTCTGTTTTGAAATCACTAAAAACCTCCGCTTCATTTAGCGAGGCTGGAGATATCAATTCATATGTAATCTTATCTGATGTAAATGAATTGCATTCTGAGGATCTCTTTGTTACTGGTACAAATATAAAACCAGGAACAAAAGTAAAATCAATTGATTATGTTAACAATGTAGTTTATTTGACACAATCATTGCTCGGTGATCCAAGCAATCTAAGATTTTATGTAAGAAGATATAAGTACAATGTAACTATAGTCAATGGAGACACAAACAATGTCTTTATTGGTGATACCGTTTCATTTATTATTTCTCCTAATCCCAGTGAACCAATCGATATCAACAGAAGTTCCATAAAATATTATGTTTCTAATGTTTTTAGTGAAACATCACTGACAATAAATTCTAACTCTAGTTCAACGCCTAGTTCTAACATTATGTACATTGCTAGTAAAGATGGATTCTCTACAAGAGATTTTGAAATTGGTGCTGTTGAACTTGGAGGATTCAAGAATAATCAGAGACAGCAGATTGTAAACACTAGTGTTATTGCTGATGGAACTGACGGAGCAATCTATGATATTGAAACCGTTCAGACCAGAGCAACTAGAGAGATGTTTACAACATCTGTTGGTAAAACTCTTGGTAGATTTGTATTCAAACAAAGAAACTTTATTTCAAAGAACAGACCAATTTATTGGAATGAAGTTGTCACACAACCAACTTTCTTTGCTAATACTCCCGTAGAGAAAATTATTTCTGGATTATATCTAGATCTTCCTTTCTTTGCTTCATTCTCTGGAACAAGTCTTTACTGGTCATTCGATGGAGAAAACTGGAGTAATAGAACTTTAGCAAATACAATCAATCACATATCTTACGATGAACCAAGTTCTAATATTTTGATTGCATTTGCAAATGGAACGTTCAAATCACTATCTATTACTGATATTTCTTCTGGTAATGGAGTAGATTACAGTTTGCTATCTGAAACAAATGTGAAATTTATAAAGAGGATTGGTAGTTATACATTTGCTCAAGGAGATAATTTAGTATACTATACCAGCACAAATCCAAGTTCAGTTTCAGCAGATAGTATTGTATGGTACTCAATTACTGTAAACAATACTAACACCGTAATTGAAGCAGAGTTTGATGATTATAATTATGTTCTGATTTATGATATTGCATCTTCAACTAATTTCTATAAAAACTTTGTTCTATCAAATATAACAGGACTAAATCTAGATATTGATGTTGTTGCTGACAGAATAAAAGGATACAACAATGTCTTTACTCCAATCAAAACTACTGCAGTAACTTATGGTCTTGGTAAGTTTGTTGAGGCAGGATATAGAGTATTCTTCCAAGGAGTATACCAAAGTCCATTTATTGAAATTTACGAATATGAAAACTTCTCTGATATTACTTCTCCAGAAAGTACCGAAGAATTTGATGTCAAAGCATTGACATTTAACGATGGTCAATTTATTTGTGCAGGTACGAATCTCAATACTGGAAGGCAGTTTATAAGATATTCACCTAACGCTAGAGTCTGGATTGATACAGAACTATATCGTGATAAAGAAATTCCAGCAACCGAAATGATATCTGGTCAAGAGTATACTATTGACCTTGTAGAAGATACAAATTGGACAGACATTGGTGCTCCTGCAGGATTTGATGTTGGAACTAGATTTACTTATAACGGTGTTGCTGTAACTGGAGTAGGATCATGTATTGATTTGTCTCTAAATCTAATTTCAGAAGACGAACATATAACAGCAATTGAATATGCTGGATTTAATAAGTACGTTGCTGCTGTACATAACCCAATAACTCTACAGACAAGATTTGTACTTTCTGCTTTACCATTACCAGCAACAAGTGATCTGAATCCAGAACAATATGATGTTGACAATGGAACGTTCAGAGTTATTGAAAATGTCGGTAATACAACTCTCTATAGATACAAGTCTTCTGTCCTTGAAGGAAATTTACTTGCATGGGATGGTACAAACTTAGTATACTTCAAATACGAGTCTGGTGCTCCAGTAGAAACAAACGAGTTGAACGAATACAAAGTTATTGGTTGTCAAACATGCAACTATTATGAATATAATGGTTTGATTGTACCAGACTTTAGAACTGCTCCAGAACAAATTGGAACTGATAATGATCCAGAATCTCCAACATTTGGCGATCCTATCTTTACATCTGCTCCATTATCATTGTTTGAAGAAGGTCTTATTGAACCTAGAATTGTTCGTGCTGGAACTGGATATGAACCTTTGACTACTTTTAGTAATTGTCGGGTAAGTTCTGAGTTTGGTTTAGATGCACTATTAACTTGCGGAACAAATGAAGAAGGTGAAATAGATACAGTAACCGTCACACAAAATGGCAAATTCTATTCAGACTTAGCAGAACTGCAAGGAGGACTAATTTTACTTAATAACACTGGTATAGATCCCAATGGAGTTCTAAATGTTGCGCCATATGAGGAAGGTGTTGAAGATGAAAGAGCTATTATTTCATTCAATAATAATGTAAATTATAAACAGTATAGTGTTTATGGTGCTCAAGCAGGCACTTCTGGTTATGCAGTATTGTACAAGAACCTTCTAAATTCTAGTTTGTATTATATAATGTTCTTTGATGCAAACGGTGTGTTCTTAGATAGTAATTCTAGAATCTTTATTTCGGATATTGCTCACCTGTCTAGCGAGTTTGCGTTCGCACAGGGTCTATAAATATTAGTGATGTCATCATGATATATCATGGATCCTGCAACACTTAGAAAAAATTTTGAAGATCAAATTGCTCAAACTGATAGTCAAATTAAAGAACTAGAACAAAATCTAGTAAAAGCAAAAGAGTATAGAACAAAACTTACTGGTGGTCTAGAGACTCTAAATTTATTAGAGCATGATTCACCAGACGCTCCAAGCGAAGAATCTTGATAGATACCCCTCTGTATAAATACAAGTATAGAGGGGTATTTTCATGGCTACTGCTATACCAGTAAATCTACAAATAGAGATTGGTGCTGACTGGGAAGTTTCATTCAACCTAAGAGATGAGAATGGAAACTTTCTAGATATGACTGGATATGCTGTGTCTGCATATATGGCAAGAAATTATACTACAACAACCAAGTATAGTTTAGGTGCTACTGTAACTGATGTTACTACTGGTGAAGTAAAACTCTCTATGGCAAACAGTGGAGGATCATTGGTACAAAAAACAACAGACCTCAAAAAAGGAAGATATGTATGGAATCTTTTTATTACTAGTCCTGGAGGAACAACGGATAAAGTAATTGAAGGAGTGGTCACAGTAATGCCAGGAGTACTATGAGCAAGTATCAAGTTACAGTAAGCAGCACAAATAATTATAATGTAACTTTTACAAGAACAGATAGAAAACAAATTGTAGACGTAGATGAAGCTCCTCAGCAGCTAGAAGGAAATTTGTCCACACTTGATGATGTCAACACTTCTGGTAGATTAGATCAATACGTTGTGACTTGGGATGAAACCCAACAAGCTCATGTTTATAGTTTACCAGTAGCAGGATCATTATCTGGTTCTAATGATGTCGATACATCAAATAGAAATAATAACTATGTTTTAGTTTGGAATGAATCATTACAAAAGCATGAATATGTTTCACCATTTGAAATAGTTGATAGATCTGATAATATTGATGATGATGCTTTAGACTATGGAACTTACTAAATATATAAGTAACAGGTTTTAAGGAACTAAAATGGCAGCACCACGTTTAAGACTACGTAGGGGATCATCCACCCCAGTAGGAAATGTGTCAACTGCTCTTTCTGGTGAACCATTTTTTGATACTAGCGCAAGCAACCTTTACGTTGCAGATGGCGCATCTTCTTTTGTTCATGTTGGTGGTACTTCATATACAGCAAGAGTTGATGAGTCACTCACAGCCGCGGCGGCAACTACTTCAGGCGAAGTAACTATTCTAGCAAGAACTGATGTATCTGGTGGAGGATCGGTAACTTTTGATGTTGCTGATATCGCAACAGATTCAACATATACTTGGCCAGCAGCTCCAACAGGAGCAAAAATTCTTCAGTCCGATGCTAATGGAAATCTTTCTTGGGTAGATCAAACATCAGGTTATTCTGGTTGGACAGTATCTGATGGTTCTAACTCAGAGAACATTGCTTCTACAGATACCGTAACATTTACTGGTGGGTCTGGTATTTCACAGACCTATGCTACGGCAACTAATGTTCTTACAACTGCTCTAGACATTAACGAACTAACTGCACTAGATGCAGAAGGTGGCACTGATCCTCTAGTCGTTGCTGATTCTTTTGCAGTATATGATGCATCAGCAACAGCAAATAAGAAGGTAACAATTTCAAATCTTGAGACTGTTATTTTTGCTGATATTGCTGGCGATATTGCTGTTGCAGCAAACGGCACTGCAACAATCCAGAACGACTCTGTTGCTCTAGGAACTCAGACAACTGGCAACTATGTCGAAGATGTAACCGCAGGTGCAGGTCTTGCTAAGACTTCTTCTGCTGGTGAAGGTCAAACCGTTGATCTAGCAATTGGTGCTGGTGAAGGTATCACAGTCAACGCAGATGACGTTGCACTAGACATCAATGGTTTAGATACTGACACTATTGCTGATGCTGACGAACTAGCATTCTATGACACTGTTGATGGTGTCAATGGTGTCGGTCATAATAAGATTACTGCTGCTAATTTAGCACTATATGTTCTTCAAGAAGCAACTGGTGATGTAACTTTCAACTCATCTGGTGTTGCCACAATTGCTGCTAACTCTGTTGCACTTGGAACAGATACTACTGGTGATTATGTTGCTGATGTTTCAGTAACTGCTAATGGTGGTATTTCTACCAGTGGTGCTACATCAGGTGAAGGAATTTCTCATGAGTTAGCACTTGACATCGATGGCATGACTGACATCGGTGCTGCACTTGCAGATGCTGATCTTATCGCTGTCGATGATGGTGGCGCTGGTACTAACCGCAAAGCAGCAGTAACGAGAGTTGCTGATTATACTTTCGGTAAGGTATCTGGCGATATCACTATTGCTGCTGGCGGCGCTGCTAGCATTGGTTCTGGTGTAATTGTAGATGGAGATATCTCTGCTACTGCTGAGATTGCGGTTTCAAAACTAGCAAATGGAACTGCTCGTCAGTTACTTCAAACAGATGCTGCTGGTACAGGTGTTGAGTGGGCATCAAATATTGATGTTCCTGGTACTCTTGATGTTACTGGAGACGGTACGTTTGATTCTAACGTCACTATCACTGGTAACTTAACAGTCAATGGTACTACCACAACCATCAATACTACCAACACCGTAGTTTCAGATAGACTGCTTGAATTAGCAAACGGTACTACTGGTAATCCAACTGCAGATTCTGGTATCGTAATTGAGCGTGGTGATGATGACAACATCTTCATCGGTTATGACGAAGGTCTAGATCTATTTGTTACTGGTACTACTACTGGCACTGGTTCGGGTACTGATCTTTCACCTACTCCAATTGCAGTTCTTTGTGGTGCTCTAAACGTAACAGATACCGCTGGAGCTAATCAAGCGATTGTAAGTTATCTTGCTGCTGGTTCTGCTCCCGATGGTTCAACCGCTGGAAGATATCTTCAGAACCTAACAGTTGATGCTGGTACTTATTGATAAATAATACTAACAGTATTATTTTGTTATGATCCAAAATCAAGTACAAGTAGATTACGCAATTCTGATTGAGGTGATGCAGGAAAAAATTTCCTCTCAACTCAATCAGATTGTTGCGTTAGAAGCGAAGGTAAGAGCATTTGACTTAGCATTGACCGAGGCATTAAATAATGCTTCTGAATCTGCTCCTACCAAGAAAACCACCACCCGTAAAAAGTCTGTAGATACAGATCAGGATGGTGGCACATTTTAAAACCTATATAGGATAAAAAATGGCAACACCAGTAGTAAGGCTGAGGCGATCAGCCACACAATCTGCAGTACCAACTACTGCACAATTAGCATTAGGAGAAGTTGCTATCAACACGTTTGATGGCAAACTGTTTATCAAGAAAGACAACGGCACAGAAAGCATCGTAGAGATTGGTGCTGGTGCTGGGGGAGGCGGAGAAAATTACTTCCAGTCAACAGCGCCAACATCTCCAAGTGTAGGAGATCGCTGGGTAAATTCTGACGACGGAATTTGTTACGTTTACTACAACGACGGAAATAGCTCACAGTGGATTGAATTTGGTTCTTCATATACAGTAACTGGTGCAACAGAACCTGCAGCTGCACAAGAAACTATCAGTTCGTTTTTA